TGCAAATTCAGGTAAGCCGTGCCGGCGTTGGCGGTCAACTTTGCCGAAGAACGGGTCAGCTCATCGACCGCGCCGATGAAACCGGAAAACCTCACCACCGTTCCAATCTGCTGTGAGGCCGAATCCATGAACAGACGATCGATGCGGAAAGCGGCGCCGTCAAAGATGCCCTGGCCGATTGCCTGGAGAATCGGCACGCCATTGACTGTGTCGGTCAAGCTGGCCTCAAGCGTTACCTCCAGGGTTGCAACTTCCATGCCAAGCTTCTCTTCAATGGCGGAACGGGCGATGCTCGGGGGCCCGGTCAGGAATGTGTTGCCGAGCACGGTAAGGTTCGTGTCCCAAGTGGTGTAGCGCAACGCCGTGCCATTCTTCAAAGTGATGGTGTAAAGGTCCGCCATGCGAATCGCGGTCGCGGTTTGAAGCCAGGTCACGAGATTGTTGCCGCCAATATTCGTAGGTGTCTTCATATCAACCTTTAACCACAAAGGACACAAAGGAACGCCAAGGTTTGTGACTCACGAGCGAAGCACCTTTGTGATTCTTTGTGTCCTTTGTGGTAGAACCTTGTTATTTGCGAACGGTAATTAGTTGGACTTCCTTGCATTCGTAGAGATTGAAGTAGAAATTGCTGAATTCGATTCCTTCCTTGCCGCTGCGCGAGCTGCCGGTGTGGAAACGCACCCGCTGCAGCATGACGAAATCAGCCGTAATGCTCATGCCCGGGCCGGGGGCCGACGTAAACGTCACCAGGCCATTGGCAATTGTGTAGTCGGTTCCCTGGGCCTTGATTGAGCCATTCAGGTAAACGGTAGCTATCTGGTTCATGGGATTCTGTACCGCTTCAAGGAAGCCACCAACGTTGCGGACCAACTGAAACGTTTTCGTAGCGCCATCTCCTATGCCAATGGGCTGCCCCGAATAGACAGAGTCTTCGAGTCGCCCCGTCAGGTCGGATTCGTTCAGGAGAAAGTCATCAAACTGGCCACCACGCGCAAGAAAGAAACCGACTAGTGTTTCAAGGGGTGTTTGCTCATTTTCATCCCGAGTCCTTGGATCATTGAGCAGATAGTCGTAGGTCAGAGTGAATTCCCAGATTGGATTCTGGAAGTTCTGGAGACGGACTTCACGTCCGGCAAGGGACTCTTGTATCTCGGTGGAAAACGTGGGAGTCCTGACGATGTTCCAGGCGAGACCACGGATTTTGGGAAACAGTAGATTGCTCATAAGAGAAATGAATTTCGGTGTTTTGACCAAGAAAAAGAGCAGCTCGAAAGCTGCTCTTCAACAAACTGCCGGTTTCTGTTTACTGTGCTTCGTTCAAAGCAACGATGGCGCACGGTGTTCCGTTTAGGTTCGGAGTATTGGGTTCCAGCACAACGTCCCACCGCTTGCGGATGGGGATGCCGCCTTCCGTACTGGATTCCACTTCATAGCGATAGTAAACACGCGCCAAGGGATAAGGCTTGCCGTTGGCCTGGACCAAGTCGCCCTGGAGAATTCTGTTGTAGTCGTGAACAGAGAACAGCACGACCGGGCGTACACCGGATTTCCAATACCGCGGAGCATCGGCGTCGCCACGCTTGAGCATTTCCAGGTAGATCGTGGAATTTTGAGAGCATTCTTTTCCGCCAACCTGCGGAGAGCTCACGCCGCCTGAATTGCTAATTGCCGTGCCAATCACTGCCACCAATGCGCCAACTAGAATGAGCATGACCCAAAGCATTTTTTTGCTGCCTTTTTTTGTGGGAGCCACCTGTTGAACAGAACCGTCTGGCCCAGCCATAGCGGCGCCGCACGAGGCGCAGAATGGACCGTTGACCTCCTTGCCACACTTCGGACAAAACGCCATCTCAGGATTCCTCCACTCTTTGTTTAAAAAACGCCTGATGATACAGCGAAGATTAGCCGAAAGCAATTATTATTTTCAGGGTTCTCTAACCAAAGTTTGGACTTAGCCTTCTTCTCTTGAGTACTTTGGCCACCTCATTACCAATCATGTTTCCGTGCTGCTTGATGGAATCCTTGAATGAAGCAGCATCTATGGCGTTTACGTTATGGTAAACATGAACGTGGACATCAGGACCAGGGCCGCCACCGGAAGCGACCGTGCTGCGCAGGCGGTCCGCAATACCAGCCGGCAGCACCATTTCGTTCTGGTGTATCAGCGCCAACTGATCACGATCTACCTGATAGAAGCCGCCAGCGGCAGAATTGACTCGGCCCTTAAAAGCCGACAGCATGCCAAACACCGCCATGGTGATGGGAGCAATCAGGGCCCAACCAAAAGGAAGCTTGGCTGCGGATGCTCCCGCCGCGGCGGCACCCGCGGCGGCGGACCCCTGAATATCGGCCTGGGAGGTCTCGGCACTGGTCTTGATGCCAAAGATCTTCATCACGATATGCTGCTCGATCCACTCCGTTACCATCCTGCTTAGGGTATCCACGAAGCTCTGGAGCATCTGCTGGCCCATTTTGGCCACGGCCTGCCCCAGAGACTCCGTTCCCTGAATCATCCCCATGATGCTCGAGGAAAAGAACGACTGTATGTTTTTGGTTAATGATTTCTCCAGATCCTGCCGGTAGTCGACACTCTTTTTGACGATCGCATCTTTTTGTTTTTCAGCGTTGCGTGTAGCCTGGACGCCCTGATCGTTCGCAAGCTTCGGTAGCGGCGCTGAGCCAATTCCAGCAAGAAGTTTACCGATCACCTGCATGGCATGCGCGGTATCTCCAACCATGAGATTAAGGGCTTCTTCGTGGTCCGCAACAACGATCCGGTTCGCTTGCTTGCCAATCGTTATAATCTGTTGCGCCCCGTCATACCGTGTCTTCACTTGCCGGCTTACGCCATCTCTCACAATATTGTTGATTTGTTGCTGCCCATTCAGAGCGTTCGACACTTCGTCTGTCAGGACCGAGGTAGCCTTGTTCTCACCTTCAGCCCATGTGGCGCTTATGTAGTTCATGGTGCTTTCGGATTCCTGGCGCATGGTGCTTAAAAACTGCTTCATGCGTCCGACAGCACCTGAAATATCTCCGTGGTTCATTGCCTGGAAGGCGTCATACACTGCCTTCGCGAACTCCCACGCGATCTTCGCGCCAGACACCAGCAATGCCACAAGAATCTTGATGCCGGCCCAGACCTTATAGAGTCCGGCAACAAACATGCGGAGAACCAGCACAATTCCCTGGAACGCAGGCAGAAGGATCTTTTGCAGTTCGTCGGCCAGCCGGTTTTCCGCGGCCTCCAGTTCCTTGGAACTTTTGATAGATGCAAGGACAGCCTGACCGTGCTCCTCATGGTCTTTCATCTGCTTGCGGATCGCGTCAGAGCCCTGCCTCAGGACCGGGATTAGCTCTTTGCCCTTGTCGCCCAGGAGCGCCGTTGCGGCCGCCAGATCCTTCTCAGGATTCGTGCTGTTTTTGACATGGTCAGCGACCTGCAGCAGAATCTGGTCGAGCGATGGCAGATGGTCTTTCCATCCTTTGGTGCTGATGCCAAGTTGATTGAAAGACTTGATGCTCTCTCCGGCCCCATCACGCGCCTTATACATGGAGTCAGAGAGTTTTTGCAGCTCGTCGGGAAATTCCTTGGTTGAGACGCCGGCGTGCTGAATCACGTCCTCAAACTCCGTGATCTTGTCTGCACCCAGGCCTGTACTCTTTGCAACACGATCAAGCTCAAGAAACCCGTCTTTGACCTTGTTGATAAATTCGATTGCCGGACCGATGGGAAGGCCGGTGAGCTTACCAGCCACGGCTCCGATGGCTTCTGAAACGCCGTTAGCTCCGGTGCCCGCTTCCTTCAGCTTCTTGTATGCCTCCTCCCCGGCTTCTCCGAACTTCTTCAGCGTCTCAGTGAACTTCCCATGTTTTGTGGAAGCCTTGTCCACTTCCCTTCCACTGTCGGACGCCTTCTTGCTCAAGTTATCAGTGGATTTTGTCGCCTTGTCGAGTTCCTGGCCTTGATCTTCAGTCTTTTTGGCGGACTTTTCCATCTGCTCGCCAAAATCCTTGACCTTCTGTGCCGCTTCTCCGGCTGACTGGCGCGCCCTGCGTCCGTGCTCCTGGATGCTCTCGCCTGAAGCGCTTGCGGCCAGTCCGACCTTGCGATAGCTCTCCGCAGTTTCGGTTTGCATGACACGGACGCTCTGAATGATGGTCTCGTGCGTCTCTTTGAAGTGTTGGCCGATGCGTTCGGTGGTTTCGCGTGCGGTGGTGACGATGGCATTCGCCTGGGAATCGAAACTTCCCTTTTCAATATCGATATGCAGACTAAGATTTGACTTTGGCATATATTCTCGGAAGCTTAAGGTTCACAGATCCACCTGCGGCCTGGACGGTTTGCGCGAGTTCCGCAAAAGTTGCATTTTGATCGAGCGAGCGAGTACGCGGAGCAGGCTTCTTGCCGCCCAGCAGATAAGCAGCCACCATCACGTGTACCGGCGGATGCTGCTGCCAGTAGTCGAAGAGCTCATTGACTTCCCAGAGAGAAAGAAGATCGATCTCACGGAGAGTCCAGCCGGTAGCGGTTGCTATATGACCATAGACAAACGGCCAGTCGGCTAGACCGGTACCGGCGTGGGTTCCCCCGACGATGATTTTTTGAGACCGGAAACCTCCAGGACTGCGCCAAACAGCGAAGTAAAGTCTTCCAGGGTAAGCCCATTTTCAAGCTGATCGACCGAGATATCCTGGTGGATCTTGCGCAGAGAATTAGAGACCACGGGAAGATAGCGCACCACGGAAGCGAGACCGCTGGATGAGTCAGATGAATCAGCCAACAGAGAATCGAGTTGCCGCAATTCTCCGAGCGTGAGCGATGAGACTGTAAGCTGTCCCAGAGATGTGGGGACGGTTTGCTGCTTAAGCATGATTTCCTCCTGACAGATGTGTGACAAAGTGGTTCAAAGTAAAGCGGGCGCGGTGATAACCGGCCCGCCTACGGTGATTACTCGTTGGAGTACATATCGATGACTTGACCGGCGGCGTTGGCAAAGGCCTCAAAGTCAAACTCAGGAATGATGAAATCTTCCTGCTTGGTGGCAAAGCTGAGCTTTGAAGCCACCACGGAGTAAAGAAGCACATTGAATTGGTTGCCGTTGTAAACGTTTTCCAGCAGTACCTGGATTGTCGGCGCGAAGCCCATGAGCTGGTTGGTGATATTGAGCTGTGATCCGACAGCCGCAAGCGAGTATGTGTAGCTAATAAGAGCTACAGCGCCAGCGACGTTATCCGCCGACGCAAACGTGTAAACCCCGCCTGCCGTGACGGAATACTGTCCCAACACAGGGGCGGAGGCAACGCGGGTAAATGGGAGCGCGGTGGCCGCGTAACGTACTCCCCAATCCTGCACAAACACGCCGGAGTTTGGCGGGGCAATCGTCACCTGGAAAGGCGTAGCGGGGATGGCGTGAGATTCATCAAGAGACACCTGTTTCATACCGGCGGGCATCGTCTGGCCGAAGAACAGGTCGTTGAGCATTTTTCCATTGATAGCGGCAAATTTTGACTTGCCGGTGATCTTGCATTTTCCGCGGGCCACGGCTTCAGGAAATTGCCTCTGTCCGTAAAGCTGCTTGACGTCACCCGAGATATCGAGCGAAACATCCTGCAGCGTTCCGAATTTCATGGGAGTGGGGTTGGTGGCGGTATTGCCGCCCACGGGAAAGCCCCACAAGGTACCTGCGCCAAATTCAAACATGTTTTCTTTCTCCTTTTGGGGAGCCAACCCTGCACTCCCAGAAATTAAGTCCGCCGATGAATGCGGTTCGTGGACTGAACACGGTATCTATGCGGTGGTGAGAATTTCCACCGGCACGACGGCAAGCGCCATGGAGCCCTGCACGTTTTCGACGATTTCTATCTTTCCTTCAATGCGACAGTGCGAGACCTTGCCGCCGAGCGACTGCGCTATTCCTGGCGTCGAGGAGCGAATGGCCGTCTCCACCGCGTCAAGAAGCGAGTTCAGTTCGGTGGAAGGCACCGAATTGGGTTCGCTGTCGCCCGTGGTATAAAGCACCAAATCGACAGCCATTTTGGCGTGGATGGGAAGGCCATTCACGCTAGTCCCGGTGAGCTCGTCTTTCTGCACCTGATACAACGATGGACGGTCCGCAGGTGAGAGCTGCGAGGGATCCTGCCAGCGCCGGCTGACCGTTTTGAATGGACCAGCCGGCGTGAGCAGTGCGCCCTGTAAAACGGCAAACAGCGCAGAATAAATTTGCTCGCGAGGAAAGATCATTGCGACACCTGAACTTGCTGTATTGCCTGCTCAAGCAGACCAGGCAACGCCTGTTGAAGATCATTGATTGCCGGACGCAGATAGGGACGCGGCCGAATATAAGGACGCCGGCCTTCTTTTTTCTTAAACGGCCCTTGCCGGCCGGCAAAGCCTCCGTATTCGTGGATACGGGCGTATTTTAAATCCGACCCAATACTGACGGTCAGGCTCTGGCCGTCTGTTTTCGCTTCAATGGATTGCAGGACGGAGTTCAGCAAGTTGCCGCTGCGCGAGGTGAGCAGATCACTTGAGTCGCCCTTGCCTGCGGACCCGGCAAAATATTTTGGGACTGCCGTACGCAAGGACTGGTAAACGAGCGGTTGCAAGGCCTTGTAGACCTGTGCGACCAGGCGAGGCGCGAGCCCGGTAAGGCGCTGTTGCAATTGCTGCAAGGCGGAATCGTCAATTTGTACCTTGATCACAGCGCCAACCTCCGATACTGGCTGAAGATGGCCATGGAACGCGGCGGAACATCACTCATGTCGAATGAGATCGTTACCTGGCCGTTCATGCTGTTGGATTTTTCACCAATACGAACGCGCTGGCGATAGGTCAAGGCAAATGCCTCAATCGCAGCCTGCTTCAGATCGATGGGCACGCTCAAGTAACCCGCGGTGTATGAAACCTGCACGTTCTGCACGCCGCGGCAAAAACGAAATCCGCGCAGCAAGATGCGCCGCCCGTCCCACAGGAAGCCCGCGGTGACGGGAGTTGTTGCCTGCTGGATCGGAACGCCATCGACGCTGACGCTGGAGACTGAAATGACGGGGAAATTGCGCGGCAGAAGGCGATCTGAATCATTTCCGTCATACGTTTCCGTAAGAGGACCAAGCACCGACGACAAAATGTGCGGCCTGTCGATGTACTGCAACACTTGCAGGCTGGCATTGGATATGAGGCTTTGCAGAGTGCCATCGTCATTGTTGCCCTGGTTGGGCAGCCATGCTTTGAGTTCTGCAACGGTGCAAAGATCGTCAGAAGCAGCAGCCATGGGTTACCTCCAAAAATGAAGCAGCTTCGCAGCGCAATGCTGGTTCTGTGGAACTGAAGAAGGCAGTCTGGGCGAGAGCGACCTCAAACTGCCTTCCTTCTCCTTCAAACCTGCTGGTTGGCAGGTGAGGAGCATCAGCGGCGATTCGGGGCAATCAAGCCGCTGATGAATGGTTTATCCGTTGGCGACGTTGGCAATCACGCCAAGCGCGAACGGTGCGCGACAGACAAGGACCTCGTCGGCATAGACGCCATAAACATACTGGCGGGAAACCACGGGCCACTCGATCTGGTAATAGTCGCGGCGGCAGCGGACGAAAGAGACGTTGTCCACGCCGGAGAGCGGGTAAGGAATCTCCGAACTGTTGAAGAAAATCGTGCCCGGAGCGAGATTGGGATGGATACGGATATCCAGGAACTGCTGCGTGAATTTGTTCCAGTATTTGGCAATACTGGCGCCGCCCAGCAGAGCCGGCTTGTCATCTTCCGACCCGGTGGCGCCTGGCAAGGTGAATCGGAAAAGCGGCACGCCGCCGGAGGCGACGATCTTCTTGTTGATGTTGCGCCCTTCCTGCGAGTTGACCCAGATTTCCGTCGGGCTGAGACGCTTGTTGTCCCAGAACCACTGCAGGGCGGTATCGATCTCCACGATGCCATTAGCCTGATCGGCGGTGAGCACGTTGCCATCGAGCGAGGTAAAGTAGCCGGCGTTGGACTTTAAGGCTTGCGTGAGAAACCCATCGAAGACCAAAGTGTTGGCCGAGCCATCGGTGGCGGAACCCGCCGCATTGGCCGCCTGCGTGCCCGCGCTGGGAGCGTTGATGGTGACCTTGTTCACGGTGGTGATCGAGTTCAAAAGGGCGGTGGCGGCGCTGGTACCAATGAACCAGGCATAGCCAGCCGCGCCTTTGACCGCGGGCGCCGTGGCAATGACCGTCTGATTGCCGCTGGTGGTAGGGGCGACCGAAGAGGCAGCGCTGATGGCGCTGACGCCCGCGCCGTACTGCGTGGTAGTGCCGTCAATATTGACGCGCGTGATCTGGCCGAACGGCACGCCGGAGGCCACCGTGGAGTTGGCTAGCGCACGAGGCGTGAGGGCGGCAACAAAGACCAGCAGGTTCTGGGGCTGCGGCAGAGTCCCGCCGCTGGCTACCTGCACTGACGGAGCCACAGGCGTACCCAGCGGCATGGAAGCATTGCCATTGAGAATTACGTTCTCTTCACCGATCATGACTGCGCGCAGCAATGACTGGACAAGAGTGGCTTTGTTATCAAACTCCTTGCCGCCCGACCAAACGGCTTCCCAGTCGATGGAGGCTTCCAATCCAAGGCCGGCGTACGAAGCGACGTAATCCTGCTCAGTGACACTCATTTCCGCGGAGCGACGGCCCGGAGCAACCCCGAGTTCGAAGCCCTGGGTGTTGACGCCGGTGATGGCCTTCCAGCGCGTGGCGAGATCGCCACGATCACTGAGCTGACGAGGAAGGCGGTTACGCAGCGGCGTGATAACCGGATAAAGCTGAAGAGCCGGCCCGCGCAGATCAAACGCATTCAAGTTGCCCGGCGCGCCGCTGATGGTCGCCTGACTTATGGTGGTTTTGTTCAAGGAGGACAGGTCCGCCTTGCTGAGCAGATCAAACGTCTGCTGACTGAGATCGCCAAACATTTTCGTTCCTTTTCTCCGCTAGAGAACTGCGGTTGTTGAGGTGAATTCGATACCTCAGCGGCTAAAGCCAGCTAAGCACTGGCAATAACCGCAGGCATATATCTGCCCCAACACGCGCAAATGCGGCGCGCGTTGGGGCCCCATAAATGCCTGCTCCTCCCCGTCCAGGAAACAATGCCAGCCGGGTGGTCTGAGGGCGCTGCTCTAGCGCAGGTAGACGGAAGCCGGCTGGGGCTTCTGCAGCGTCTTTTTCAGTAGTTCGTGGACGCTGGGCTCGCCGGCGGACTTGGCCAGCGCGGGCCGAGCATCGTCTTCTTTGGTTATAGTGTGCGTGGGCACGCCGGTACGCGCCACACGCGCCGAGGATTCCTGCGGCGAAACGAGTTTTTCAACCAATGACAGGAGATTACTCAGCGAGCGCTGGATCTCCTGGTTATTGCTTTCCATTTCGCTGCGCAAGCCGGCTACTTCCTGCTCCATTTCAGCCAGCTTGGCGAGCGCAGACGCGGAACCGGCCCGCGCCTTTTCCAATTGCGCTTTGTCATTTGCTTCCAGCATTGTGTTTTGATCTCCTGTCTTTACTCCGGAACGGGGACCGTCCGGGATCTTTTTCATTTCCGCCGAAGCCGAGCGTGCAGCGTTATCGGCAGCACCGTCATCGAGCAACGCGTCCATGTGGGTCTCTGCTTCCTGGTGGCTTTGTGCCATTTTGTCCATGCACGCTTTTATTGCGTCGAGGTGCGCGCGCGTAGCCTTGGAATGGCGGGCGCCGATCTTTACGGCACCCACAGCCGAAAATTTGCGGACTTCGCACGTGCCGTCCGCTTTGACGGCCGTGAAATGCGCACCTGGGACACAAGGGTTATCGACGACGCTGATTTCCACGGGGTTGGCGGTGAAGCGGACGTATTCGCCGTCTTTCCAGGATTTCACGTAGGCGCCGCCGATACTGAAGCCGGTGTAAACGCCGACCATGCATTTCTGCCAGGCGACGGTGTCGACGATGCGGGCGCCAACACGAATCTGTTTCAGGTCGTCGTCAAAGGAGATGGCGACGAGTTTGCCCACAGCGCTGGGCTCGTGCATCTCACGAACGTTGCCCAGGCTCTTGCCGTCAGTGGCTTTGGCGATTTCGTCGCTCCAGTTTTTGAAATAGGGCTTGGAGGATTGGTAGTCGAAGATCTCGCCTTCTTTGTCGACAACTTCAGCGGTGGCAACGCCCCAGACTTCGTGTTCGGATTCGTCGATTTTGGCAATCTGGGCAAAGAGGTTCAAGGATTTCATGTTTGCTCCAATAGCAAAGGCAGCCGATGGGCTGCCTTTGTGGAAGTATGTTCTGTCTTCAATCTTGGCTGTTCTATCCAGTCACAGCCGCGGGCGGCTGCGCCAAATGAGTTTCGATCGGTTGGGCTTCTGCCGATGATCCGGAAGTTTGCGAGGAGCCTTTGATCTCAAGCGGAAAGATTCCTGTGGTTGTGATCACGGCGTTGCTCATACCGACGGAATGTTTGCCCAGGCTTTCACGAACTTCGTCGATGGAGAGCACGCCGGCGCGAACATAGAGATCATCAATCTTGGCCTGCTCAAGCGCATTCAGGGTGCGATCCTGCTCCCATACAAATTCGATGTCACTGAAACCGAAGTGACGAGCCACGATGAAATTGATGGTGTCCGCCAGGTAGCCGAGGATTGGCACCAGGCCTTCCGCGGCGGCCTGCTCGACGCTGGTCTCGGCGGTGGCACGGTTCATGACGCTGACAAATTGCTGCGGGGAGAGACCAAACGCGTAACAAACGATGCGGGTAATCCATTCGTCGAGCGCGTCTTTCAGCATGGGATCGCGGGTAAACTGGAGGTTGCCGCATTCGGGAACAAAGGTGATGCGACGCCGGCGAGCGGAGTTTCCGGCCAGCGCGCTGTCAAACCATTCCTGAAATTCACTGATCTGGTCAGCCGACCATTCTTTGGGGACCTGCGCTACCGCTTCCGGCACATTGCCTTCAGTGTAGTAATTCAAAAGATGAATTTGCCGACGCAGGCCGATGTTGATGGTGAGAATGATCTGCTCGACCGGCGAGAAGCCAAAGAACTTATGTGCGCGCACGTTGCGCGGGCGATAGATGAGCTGGTCAGCCGTGAAGTCCACGGCCGGCAGGCCCTTGAGGATCTGTTGGTACGCGATGGCCGGCGATGCAGGCGTTCGGCCCATGGCATCAATCTTCCGAGCAATGGTGGAACCATCGATGACCTCGAGGGCATAAAGGGACTTGCCCGGAGACCATAGCTCGCCTGCCTGAGAAACGATTGGGACCAGCACCGGTGCGTCGAGGACGAGCAGATCTTCGAGCAAGAGGCGCACCCACTGCTGCCAGCTGTGCTCGCGGTCAGGATAAGAAAAAAAGTCCGTGAGCTGGGTGAGCCGGGGATCACGCTCTTCATCGTCATTACCGCCGATGGCGCCGTTGCTGGTGTTGGCGGAACGCTTTGGCCCACCGGGCTGCGTTTTTAGACGAAAGGCCCAAGGCATGCGGCTGACCTGGTCTTTGCGCGTCTCAATGCAGAGGCGAACGAGATCGAAGGAGTCGGCCAGGGAGCGCATCTGGTCAAACGAGATAGGCTCCATGTTCCGAGGCTGGATGTTGATGTTATAACCGACCGGATAGTCAAGCGTGCGCGGTGGGGTGCCGGCTGGAGCGCTGGGCGCCATAGGCAGGTCGGGGCCGAACCAGACGTCGAGCGTGCTGCGGAGTTTGCGGCCGACACGCGCGACAAAGCTTCTTTCAAGCAACCCAGAATCGAGAGCAGTGATCTTTCCGCCATTGAGTGTTTCAGCCATAGTCAGGCAATCCCCACTTTCCATTTATTTTGTCGCTTCGCTCCAAACCGCTTTTGCAGGAGGCAATCGGGAAATCGATCGAATCAGTAGCCGACGATGACGCGGTCAGTGCAGGCTCCGGCGGTGGCAACGTCGTTTTTCTCGAAGAACGAGACGGCGAGTTGGGGCAGACGCACTGGCGCGCCAAGAGTGCCACTGGTTACGGTGGGAGCAAGTTCGCTGGCCAGGAATGCCTGCTGCGCGCCGGACGCCATGTTGGTGGCGATGACATAACTGTTATAGAGAATGAAATTGGGGCTGGACTGGCCTTGATCGTCGGCCGTGTAAACGCTCATGACCAGATCAAAATTCTGCGTGCAGGAGGCAAAGACGGTCATCTTGGTGGCTTCGCCAAGGCGGATGATTGCCGTATTGGGGGTTGCGCCGCCGATAGAAGCGGGCAGAACCACGGCACTGTGCGCAAGATCGGTGGGTGAATAAACAAGATGAGGCAGGGGGCGCGGCAGCACTGGTCGGCCGTTCTTGTCCATCTCAGGGAACTGGCTGGTAGTTTGAGAAAAAACGAACAGCGTGGTGATCAGCACCAAAGCGACGATGGCGAGGGATGCGGTCTTCTTTTTCATGTTTATCTCTTTTCAGGGCTAAAGCCATTGTATTTATTGCTATCTACGGCATGAGTAAAAGTGGCGCCTTCTGCAGAAACTGCATCTCAACCCAATGCGGCCTCAGGCTCAACCTCGGAGTTCGGGATGGCAGTTCTTGCTTCATTCTGCGTGAGCGGATCAGGTTGCTAAAGATGACAAGGGTTGGGCGGCGAGCGCTTGAGTACGCGGCGCTTGAATCCTGGGTGTACGTTACAGCGTGTTTTTTTTGGGAAACGGCATCATAACGGGTGACAAAAGCTATGCTGTTTCCGCGGTTCGGCAGCGGAGCTGATCACTCACCACTGCGGTCTCAGCAAAAGCTCGACCTCGGCGTTCGGGACGCCAGTCCTAAAAGGTGAGGGCCCGGAAACGCTTGTACTCAATCCGCGCGAGAGGGAGCCTTTTCTTTTCCCGACCCGAGGAAACGGATTGCGTTCGAGGTGGCAGTCGAGGCAGAGCGATCGCGCGGAGCGAAGGCGGCGGTCATCAGAGTTCAAGGGCGCGTTACACTCTTCACACCGCGGCGGACCGACACGGCCATTATGGTCGTGCGCCATAGAAATACCTCCGAGCCGGACGCAAACCGGCGAGCAGATGAAACAGCAATCTTGTGTGGTTAAGCAGCCTTGCTTTCAAGCCGCTTTATTGGGAACGATTTTGTTCGGGACACACTTTGGGAACCTCATCATTCTGCGGTGGAGTGAGGACCAAGGGGTCCAAC